GAGTTCTTCGTAGCCAAACACGTGTTGTCACTTGCAAACAAGCGAAAGGAGAATGCAGAGAAAGCAGCAATTGCTGCTGGTGTATTGTTCGACAATGAGAAGAAACCACACGAACCAGGACGTGTAGTTGCGTTCAACGGTGAAGTCGTAAGCATCATGGCAGAGATCAAGAAGCCATCACAACGCGTCGATATTGATGTGTTCGTTGAGCTTCTAGCCAAGGAAGGTGTCAAGGATACGATCATCATAAACGCACGACACGGCGCGACCAAATCGTCACGGGCAGCAGTTGTTTTCACACCGTATCTGGTGACGGATGAAGCAAACGGCAAGTAGACTTGACCACTGACGACCACAATAGCATCATGTTGCTCCGGCAGCATGGTGCTGTTTGTGTTTCTACAGGGGAAACAATGGGCAAGGTGATCCACTTGACAGTGAAGAAGCCGATCCCGCCAAAGAGCGAGACATTCAAACATGCAGGACAACAATACACATGCACATTCGATCCGAATGCACCACCAGACCAACGCTGGGTGTGGCAGGTCAAGTTCACACGTGTGTATGCATACTACGGCACGAACTCCACCATGGAAGCGGCATCGAAGGCAGCACGCCTCAAGATACATCGGTTGATCCGCGATGATACCAAGTGGGAGGAGAACACGTGAGCGATCACGACACGCCAACCCAGCGCGCAGCCATCAATCAGTTGTCAGTCGATGAACTAGATGAGATGTTGGCGGGCATTCGTGCCCGCCGTCTTGAACGTGTGCAGCGGTTGGAGGCCATCGCCAAGGTTAAGGCGGATGATGCACAACTCATAAGCTGGATGAAGTTCGAGCGTGCATACGCAATCGCTGCACGATACCTCAAGAAGTGTGAGGACATGGAAGTGAAAGCTGAGGAACTGATTCACAAGGTGAAGTTGAAGATGCTGGTCGTGCAATTTGAAGTGGGGGAGACAGAGGATGCCGCTGATTAACGCACGTGACGTTCGCACCTACATCGCAGAGCTTGGCTTTGAGAAGGGAGTAGTGCAAACACTCGAACGCTTGCTCGATGAACTGGTTGAGTGGCGACAGAACATGCGTGCCCTGACTGATCTCACGTCACGGTGTATCGATGAGGTTGAAAAGCTCATAGCAGTTGGTGATAGTATGAAGCGCACGATCGAAGAGATCAGGCGCAATCGCCAACAGCATGAGGACAGTGATGGAGACCTACAAGGCTAGCTTCCGGCTCGCGACCGAACAAGACACTGAGCTTGAGACTTACGATCACACGAAGCTCAGTGCGATCAACACGTGTCCGACGTGGGGCATCCTGCGCTACGCCATGCACAAGCGGATGCCAAGTGCTGGCCGTGCACTGGCCCTTGAAGCTGGACATGCGATGCATGAGTGCTTTGCCTTCATCCGACTGGTCTCGCTGATAGATCAGCACGCTGATATGGGTGACAAGTTCCAGGAGCAGCTATGGCACTACCATGGCACGCGTCTGTTTGGAGAAGAACGTCTGCAACATATCGATGGAGTGATACAGGATGCCGCAGACCTCATGGACGTGGCTAAACGAGGGAGTATCGCAGTTCTGGACACGAGTGGATACTACGACGATCCGAGGGACAGGCGACGCACACTCAGCAACATGGAAGAAGCCATCTACGCCTACNTCAACNGATGGCNNTGGNANCANCGCGTGTGGATGCGCAACNCCNNNGANCCNACNNNTGATGTNGGNATTGAAATACCCTTTGATCTNGTNGTNNATNTTNNTGGNGNTCGCTGANNTNGNGTTTNGNCTNACTGGNCGNATTGANGGCATACANTATAANGGTNGNGGNGAACTGACGATNCACGACAACAAGACNGCATCGCGTCTCAACGATGCNTGGTCGCAATCGTTTCTGTTGAGTCACCAGATCACAGGATATATGGTCGCTGCCAGCACATTCGCACAAGATGTGGTAAATAANGCTGAAGTATTAGGGCTTGCACTTCCGCTCCCGAAGACGTATGACTACGGAGGGGTCATGCGAGAGACCGTCTCGCGACGGGACTTCCACTACATGCGCTGGCTGCAATGGCTGGTGCACACAATAACAATGGCAAGGCAATACGAAGGGAACCCATACGATGCACCGAAGTACACACATAGCTGCAATCGTTACTTCCGTCCATGCAGCTTCATCCCATTCTGCGATGCAGATGATGAAGAACAGCGCACGATAGTTCGTGAGATGGAGGATGACGAGTGGTCGCCGCTGGACAAGGTGGTGTTAGACGGCATCGGCAACGAGTAACAGCGTGGAGGATAGCCATGGACGAGATCGAGTTCTTGCGAGCGTATAACAATCTGCGTGTGCTGATAGGACACAGCACTGATCCAGAGATCGGACCAGTCAATGTGCGCAATGCACTGCTGACCATCGCAGCAATGCTCGATGCACTTAATCAGCGCACCATCGAGATGCAAGCGGAGGAAGATGACGAGTGAGCGATACACCAATCATGGTGGGTGGCATACCACTCACATCACCAACTGCCGAGAACATGCAACTCTTCATACTGTTGTGGGGCGACAGTGGATCAGGCAAGACAACGTTGGCAGCGACTGCACCGGGCAAGAAACTATTTCTACTACTCGATCCTGGTGGCGACCTCTCTCTTTCTGATCGGGGTGATGTTGGAATACTTAATCTTTGCACTCAACCACCTGCCACCATGATGTCGCAGTTCGGCACTGCTGATCCATTCAGCATCGGCAAGCTGTTGGTGGCACGACCAGACTACGAGACAGTCGTGGTGGACAGCATGACATCGCTAGCCTACATGGCATTGCAGAACAGCGTAGCGATCAACCGATCAACGATGGAACGTCCAGGCATGCATGGCTACACGTATCGCAATGCCAGCGTGTTGCGTGCCACCATCGCGCTGATGAAGATCTGTGCAGAGAACAAGCGTCACCTGATCCTGATCACACACGAAGGCAACGCAGATCGCAACGATGAAGGTGCCATCCTGTCGGTAACGATGGCACTGAGCGAGGGCACAGCCAACCAAGTAGGACTGCGGTTCAACGAGGTATGGTGGATGTCTGACACAGGCACGGAACGCAAGATCGCAGTGCGTCCATGTCGCATGCGTAAGCCGATGAAGACGCGCATCTTCAATGCGGACAAGGCTGAGTTCGTGTGGCACTACAATCCAGATACCCAGATCGGTGAAGGCATAGCCGACTGGTATCATGCGTGGCAGGTAGGCAAGGGTAAGAAGCTGCCACTGCCATCGCGTGCAAGTGCAACCACTAGCAGAGGGAGTGCAAAAAAGTAGGGCTGCCCTGGGAGTGAGCAGCCCGAGTTGAACATGCAAGACAACTAAACCCATCAACGGCGCGGGGGGCCGTTCCCTCACACATAGCCATAGCTTGGAAGGAATGCAAGTCTAATGTCTGGATCATTGCTGACTTTCTCTGAGGACATCACGAATGCGCCACCACCTGTTCCGCTTCCGGTAGGACCATACCCTGCCGAGATCATCGGTGCGCAGCGTCGTGTGTCCGCTACGACTGGCAACGAATACGTGAGCATCCCAATGCGTATCAATGCTGAGAGCTATCCGGCTGACTACACTGACGGTGATCCTGATGGCACCGTGCTGGTCTACAATCGCTTGGCAATCGATGACACGCCTACCAACCGCCATCGTTGGCGCGTGTTCATGGAGAAGTGCGGTGGTCCGTTGGGCCGCACCATCGACCTGAATGCGCTCGTCGGTCTGACGTGCACAGTCGAGGTATCGCATCAGGAATTCGAGGGTGAACAGCGCGCACAGATTGCACGTATCCTCGCACCATGATAGTGTGCCATGCCATCAACAAGAGGAGCCAAAATGGCAACCGCACCACAAGCCGTCCATTCCGGTGATCCTGCGCAGCCGAAGCCGAAGCGCAAGCGTTCGCCATCCGTAGCGAAGCCTGCGTTCTTCGTCATCCAAATCTTGGATGAGCATGGAGAACCAGTTGCATTCGAGAAGAAGCGTGTCAAGCTCGTGTCTGTGGAGCGCAGTGCAGAAGTCGTCATGGANATGATGGAGACTNCNAAGCATCCACATGCGTTCTACCTGCGTGGCATTGTACCAGTAGCACGGCAGAGTGCACCGCGTGCAGCGTCTACTGCCGCAGCCGCGTAGCTAGCGGATACGTGCCTACGTTGCACACGCGTAGGCACGTATCTCGCCCTATCCCTGATGACAAATATGCCAAGCTCCGGTGGAAGTCAGGGCAGATAGCAGAGCCGGAATTGTGGCATTCTCTGCTATCGCTCCGCATGGTTCAGTGCATAAGGAACGCCATGACCGACAACATCGTATGGGATGAACGACAAGCAGCAGCTATCGATGCATGCTGTGACGTAACCAAGCGTATCGTAGCAGTGACAGGCAAGGCAGGCACAGGCAAGACACTGCTGTTGCAGGAAGTGTCCAGGCGGCTAACGGAGAAAGGCTACTTGGTGCAGGCCAGTGCACCAACAGGCAAAGCAGCGAAGCGTATCCGCGAGTCAACCAGCTTGGCAGCGATGACGAACCACCGCATGCTGGGCTATGGCATGCCACGTGAAGTGGAAGTAGATGACGAACGCACAGGCGACAGGGTGATCGTCAAGGTATCGACTGGTCCTGGCTTCCACAGGCAGCGACCACTCCCACACGACACGATCCTGTGTGACGAGTATGCAATGGTCAACCAAGAGATACACCGCAACCTGATCGATGCACTGAAGTCAGGTGCACGCATCTGTATGTTCGGTGACGTGAACCAGTTGAAGCCAATCGAGGAAGACCATCGATTGGATAACAAGCCGA